AACCCGAATCAAACAAAAGCAAAATTATTGCCTGGTCCCGATGTTTATTGGTAGTTGTACAGGTTGCTAGCAGTTTTCTTACATCCTCCACGGTCGCGCCAGGTATTGGAGTAGGTAATGGGCGCTTTACCTTTACCTTATCGATTGGATTTGGGAGGTTAATGTCAAATTCATCCCAGGTCCAACGAAAAAAGGTCTTCATTGGCCGGTAGGCGAAATGAATCCCGCCCTGATTGCGGTATGTGGCAAGGTCAGCAAGATACATGCGAATAATCGGCGGGGAAACCTCGATAATATTCGTCATACCTCTTTCCTGCATCCAAGTTGAAAACTTCGTCAGTTCATCGGAGTAATTTTTGACTGTGCCTTTTGTGCAAGTGAATTGCTTTGCTGAGAGAAAGCCCCTTATACAGCCCGCGATACTGAGTTGATCTAAAAAAAGCTGTTGGTTGGTGCATTTTTGCGTTTCCACTTGTAGGCCTCCAAAACCGCTATATCTGGTGGTGGAGAGCTTAGTATATGGCTACATATAGTCGATTTATACCCCCGGCGCGATTCGAACGCGCAACCAACAGCTTAGAAGGCTTAAATTTAGTTCAGGGGTAGTTGTATGTAGCGTTTACTCGTTGAAATGCTCTCCGATCGCCGTGTTAAATTGTTAAAATCCTGTTGAGCTGTTGGTTGGTGGCTCAGTATGGGCTATCTTCCAGGCTTAAATCTTTTTCCGCAATTTAAGCAAGTAACTGTTACTTTTCTTGATCCTACAGTTCCAGCAAGAAGGCCAACTGGACCAGCTAGGATCCCGCCAGCTAGAGCTTTGCCGCCGCTAAAACCTTTTTGGTGGGCGCTTAAACTGGGAGATTTGCATCGGGGGCAATAAGCAATGCCCTCTGCTTTCATTTGTCTAATCCGTTCGTCTTGTATCTGTCTTTTTGATAATGGCTTTTGGACCGGGGCAGTTTGCGCATTCTTAGTGATTTGAGCATTTTTGTCGAGCGGAATTGTGCGATTCTTTATAAGGTTGATTACAAGTCCTATGAGAGCGACTATTCCCAAGATGAAAAAGATAAATGCTAATCCAGCTGCATCTAGAACGATGGAAACAATAAAGAGAATAACGCAGGTAGTAACCAATAAGGCGGTAATCTTTACAGAATCTCGCTTTTTAGGGAGGGCTGGCGCAGGATAACTTATTGGAATTTCTACAAACTCTGGTGGGGTAGGTTGGATTGAATGGTTGGGAGATTCTTGATTCAAATTTCCACCACCTCTCTTTTATTAGAGCCTTCGTCTTACTTCAATAACTTTGCCAATGATGGTTATCGGTAATTCAGCGATTTGATCAGGGGTGAAGAACAACGGGTCATACGCGGGGTTGGATGGAATTAGCATTAAACCATTTCCATTTACCTTGACGCGCTTCACTGTAACATCTTCACCGTTAATGCGGATTACCGCAATATCTCCAGAATTGATGAAATCTTGTTTTTCAACGATAACAATATCGCCAGAACGGACTTCGGGTTCCATGCTATCACCCTGGACACGCAGGGCAAAAAGCTCACCATGCTTTACGAAGCGGGGATACACATCGATGTAATCTTCCACATCTTCAATAGCTTCAATCGGAATGCCAGCAGGCACCGAACCGAGTAGGGGTATTTTATTTCGCTTAGTGAATGGGTTCTCACTGGTCGATTCGCCCAAAAGATATGGAATCGGTACATCAAAAAAATAAGCCAGCCTTCTTAAGGTCTCCAGGCGCGGATTTCTTTTTCCGTTTTCGTAGTTCGTATAAGCGGTTCTGGTTACCCCAATTGCATCCGCCACTTCCCCTTGGGTGAGGTTCCTGAGCTTCCTTAATTGTTTCATTTTATTCATTTCCCGTATCTTATTGTTTCTTGGTGACACAGTCAACGAATTGTATCATAAGGTTTCATAATGAAACATATTGGCCAGATAATACTGTTGACAATGTTACAGGAAGACACTATAATGTTTCATATTGCAACCTTGAGGACAAAATAATATGAGCGAATTGAAACATTATCGTACGAAAAAAGGTCACACACAGAGCTATATAGCTCATCTCTGTAAAATCTCGCGAGCGTCCTATGCCAATATCGAATCCGGTAGACGCCGTCCATCCCCAGAAGTCGCTCAGCGGATAGCCAATGTGCTGGGTTTCGATTGGACAGAGTTTTATCAACCAAAAGGGGATACCAAATGAAAAAAATCAACTCTCAACCCCTTCCCGATTACCTAAAAGAGCGGTGCCTCAATCCCACGAACCGGTCTGATCTTTGCCGTAAAGCATTAGATGAATTGAAACCCGATACCGCCGATACATATGAGTTTGAGAATGAGCGGGAATGCGGATTGTTCAAGTCTACGCTCATGGCAATAGCAAGAGAGCGATTCGGCCGCAGGCGGGTTTGTACTGCACGAAAGGGAAGCCAAATCACGATTTTCTTCAACCCCTCATTCGCTGAAGGTGGGTGCTAAATGGGAGCGCATTTATTCCTAATCGCCTATTTCTCAGCCATCTGGGCGCTTACAGCGATATTTGAGCGCAGGGATAAGAAACGCGCCCCTCAGTATCCGTGGCTCGATAAATTGGCTGTAAGGAAGTGATGATTTTCCTGGAAGCGCTTGCGGGGCTTTTATTTTTCATCGGCCTTGCCGCGCTTGCGATACCCATACTGAGTGAAATCATCTGGCATTTGATCCAAAGAAAGCGAGGTCGATGAAAGGTACACGGCAAAAAGAAAACCACCTCTGGCAAGGTGGCTGACAAAACTACTTACATGTTCATTTTACACAGAAATAGGAGAATTCACAAATGGAAGAAAAGAAAACTTTAGCCCCAGATCCCTGGGATGACGCAATAAACCCCCCGGCAAGGGATTTTGAGATTTATGGGCAGGTGAAAGTTGATGTTTATTACCTGTTCTTCCCAGGTGGGGGCCAGGCGCCAGTACCGTTTGATCCGAATAACCATCCAGAGGATAAACGAGCAACGCAGATCGAAATGCAGATCATCCCGATTGCTGAACAGAACATAAGCTGGGACGTGAAGCAAAAATATCTTTCTTTTTCCAAGGAATGGCAAAAAATCACGCTGCCTTCAATCAAAGACACAGGTGTAACCGATCTAAGGACCTTGAAAGATCGTTTTGCGCGTATTGCCCAGGTTCCCGGATTCCGCCCCAGGAAGGATAAGAACACCGGGGAAGACACCGGCGAATTTTGGTCTACCTTCAAGTTCATCGAAGTCTACCCAGACGAGGCCACATGTAAAGCTGCTTTTGGAGGATCACCGGCTAGTAAAGAGGCAGAGCAGGAAGCAGTACCGAATGTGGCTGATCAGGAGCGCAGTGTAATGCTGACTTTCGCAAAGGTAATTGTGGCTGATAAGGCCAGGACAATCACGGACCGTGAGGAACTAATCAAGGTCCTCGAATTGGAGTTGGCCAACAATGTAGCTTTGGCAAAACACTTCACTGTTAATACACCGGAAATCCAGGCTTTGATTGATGAAGCCATTGGAAGCAAAGCCTAATTGATGCCTCATATCGTGAGATAGCGGGAGAAAGGAGGGCTGCAAATGGCAAAAATCAGAGCTGCAATGATTGATACATATGAACCTGAATGGGTAAAGAAATTACCGCTTGATGGCGCGCCAAAGACAATCACTCCATTGGTTGCCGGGGATGTGTGGCTAGTTGCTGAAGATAACAAGATCCTGGCAATTGAGCGGAAAAACCCCAATGACTTTTTGAACACGCTTGCCGAAAACCGCTTGTTTTTTCAAGGGTGGAAAATGCAAGAATTACGGGATCAGGGTTATTGGACTTACTTAGTTATTACGGGGGAATTGTCCTGTAGCCCTGACGGCAAGGTTGTAACGGATCGTTTGACCAATTGGAATTGGCACGCTGTTCAAGGAGCGTTGCTCAGTATGCAGGAGCTAGGCGTTTATGTGATTTTTTGCAACGGCGATCTTGATTTTGGCGCGTGCCTTTTACGCCTCGCTGAGAGGGATAGAAATGACGAAATGCGGGTCCAGGCTGCCCGGAAGGCCAACCTTATGGATCCACAGGGAACTGTACTTTGTTCATTGCCGGGGATTGGTCCAGAAAAAGTTGACCAGATTCTCAAGTACGCCGGTTCAGCAGGCCAGGCAATCGCAGAACTTACGAATGAGAGGTCCAAACTGAAAATACCTGGGATTGGAGCCGGGATGAAGAACAACGTGCGCTGGGCTTTGGGGCTTGGTGCAGATGAATTGTTGGTTGTTTTAGATCAAGAAACTTACACAGCTATTGGAGGATAGATGGAAAACAATAATGCTTTGATGCTGAATCAAAACCGTGAGTTGACCCCGGCGATCTGGGGAATGCTCAGGGAAATCGCCCCTGTAATGCACGTGAGTCGCCTTTTTGGTGTGAGCTCAGCTGAACAGGCTACAGCAATCATGCTCAAAGGGTACGAACTCGGTATGGGAGTGACATCCAGTTTTGAATTCGTTCAAGTAATTGATGGCAAGCCGGCTTTGAGCCCGCGCGGTGCCCTGGCACTTATCCAGTCTAAAGGTGTTTTGGACGCTTACAAGGCGGAAAAGATCGAAAAGGACGGAAAGTTTTTTGGTTACTCCGTCTACATGAAACGCGGCAATACTGAGCACACGGCCACCTTCACCCTGGAGGATGCAAAACGCGCTCAGCTGACCGAGGGAAGTCCTACCAGCACCGGCAAGCGCGGCTATGGAAACTGGGAAAAGTACCCGGAAAACATGTGCCTGTGGCGTGCGGTAGGTTTTGCCGCTGATTTCGTTTGCCCCGATATAACTGGCGGGTTAACCACTTTTTTGAAAATGCCGGAAGATTTCAACGTTGAGATCAGCGATACGGGCGATTTTGTGAGACCTGCATCGAATGTGATTGATGTTCCAAAGCAACTTGAACAGCCGACCGTGCCGGTAATAACACTGAATAGTTTGCTTGCTCAGTATCCCGCGGCTGAGGTAATGGCCGCGAATGATGGACGGGTACCAGGTACTGATGCGGAAATTCAAGCGGTGGCTGAAAAGTTGGGGGCAAAGTGAACATCCTTCCCGGTATTGGGGTAATGATAAACGCCCTATTTGGGTACGATCGCGCTGAAGATTTTCAAAAGGCGCTTGGAAAAGTTATTACCAAAATCGAATTTGACGAATCCGAATTGGTTTTGTGGTTTGGCAATGACTCTCTAAGAATTTGGGATGACGGCCAATCCTGCTGTGAGCGGCGCTACCTTCACACCGATGATGATCTTCAGTATTACGTTGGATCGCTATTCTGGGATGTAAACCAAACAGAGGCGCCGAATATTGAAGATCAGTATGACGTCCATGAAGTGTCATTTCTTCAGGTAAAAACCAGTTTGGGCGTGTTTACCATCGAAACTCACAATGAACATAATGGCTATTATGGCGGGTTTTGGGTGAGGGGGTTGTACTGTGAAGGCTAATTCCATTGAACACCTGAGTTACAGCTCCATTTCGATGTTTCTTGACTGCCCCGAATCCTGGCGCAGGAAGTACATTGCGAAAGAGCCGACTAAAAGCTCTCCTGCCCTCGTTTTAGGCTCAGCTTTCCATGGAACTTTAGAGGAAATGCTGACTAATCCCGGCGTGGATGTCCAAGCTGCCTATAAATCCCAATGGAAACAGGCAGTTGAGAGACAGGACGTGTTTTGGGATGAAGAATCGCCTGAACAAACTTACAACGATGGTCTAAGACTTTTCTCACACAAAGGTGTTTTAGGTGAAATCTCCAAGATCAAGCCGGATAAAGATGACAAAGGCTTGAAGATCGAACGGAAAGTGGAACTGAGTGTGCCAGGTGTACCAGTTCCAATTATTGGGTTCATTGACTGCATTTTGGAAGATGGATCACCGGCGGATTTCAAGACATCTGCCCGCAGTTGGAGCTCGGATAAGGCTTCTTATTCCCTCCAGGCACTTTTCTACATTGCTGCACTTAACCAAATGGGTGAAAAGGTCACCTGGCGATTTCAGCACATTGTATTTGTAAAAACGAAGGAGCCCAAGGTCCAGTTCTTGAATAGCCTTCATACCGCGGGTGAGCTCTTTTTCTTGTTCAATGTAATTTCCTCAGTATGGGGGGCGATTGAGGCCGGGGCGTTTACTTTGAACCCCGGGTCATGGCGATGCAACGGCAAGTATTGCGATTTCTACTCTGATTGCCGCGGTCGATTTGGCGCGTAGGTGAAATGATGATCAGAGGTTTTGGAATTCAGCGGCCATATCAAATCAAGTATGAAAACGGGGCTTTAGTATTGATCAGCCCCTACAACCCAGACTTGGTTGACGCGGTAAAAAGGCTCCCCTCCACAGAAAGAAAATGGGATAAGGACCGCAAAGTATGGCTTGTTGACCCAAAACACGCAGACCAACTTGCATCCTGGATAGACGCGTATGCCGGTCAGAAGGTTCCTCTTCCTCCTTTCCTTCAAGCCGGCATCGCGCCTCCAGTCATTACCCAGGTGTTAACGCTGAAATACTTAGGCGCGTGCAAGGAAAGGGAGGATGGCTCCAGGCTTGCTTACGGCCTAGTTGATGGAGAATGGAAGGCGGTTTTCCCCGAATCTGTTCTGCGATTGTGGTTTGAAGGTATAGAACCCGATGATGGCAAGCCCTCAGTATCCGCGGGGTTTAGCACCAATTACACAATTTTGGGGGTAAAGGCGGCTGCCACGGTTGATGAAATCAAAAGCGCATTTAGGCGGATGGCCTTGCAATGGCACCCTGATCACTGCAAAGAGCCGGATGCCGCTGAGCGTTTTATCCAGATCAAGGCCGCCTACGACATACTGAGCGACAGTAATAAACGGGCACGCTATGACATGGGGCTTGCACTTGAAAAGAAATACCAGGCTGAGCAGAGACGTTTAGAGCGAGATCAACAGCGGATTCAGGAGTTAATAGGTTATCGTGCGCCCCTACGTTGCGGGATCCTGCTTGTTGAAGGTTTTTTGAAGCTTGGAAGGATTGAGGTAACCAAGATCCAGGGTTGGAGAGACATCATTGATCAGTGGGGAAAGACTCTTGTAGTTTCGTGGCCGGCGGGGGCAACTGAGCCGGTGGAAGATTGGGTTTAGGAGTAAATCGATGGAAAGTTCTGTTTGGGGTTTTCGGATTCCCATAAAGGATAGTTTTTCGCTCAACCTACCTGATTCGGCAAAGATGCTAGATGTGAAAGTGGTTAATGGCACGCCGCAACTGTATGTCCTGATCAGGGAAGATTGGGATTCACAAAAGAAGGTGTTCATAAGACTTTTTAGGACTAGTGAGCGATTCATTATGCCTGATCTTGAGCAATGGGCATATGTGGGCAGCTTTGAATCTGACGGGTATTTCCATGTTTTTGCAGACGCGAAATTTGTTTATCAAGATGAACTATCCCCGCTCCCCGCAGCGGATGGAGGGAAGGAATGACTATATTCACGCCGGAGTTTATTGCAGAGCAAGAGAAAATGGCAAAAAAAGCCTACATGGCAGAAGCCAGTGATGCAGATGTTGGGCTGTACAGGAGTTATGCGGCAGTGTACTACCCCAAAGCCCTCACAGAAATCGAGCGGCTTAAGGCCAAGCTGGCCAAGCGCAAGAAGAGCAAGTGGCATCCTGCGAGTGAGCGACCAGACCAGTGCCCCCTACGCACCACCGCTCAGTATGCAGAAGCAACCGCCCCGCGTGGGCAGAAGGAAGGCTAAATTATGTGCAAATTTTTCAGCTTTGTAACTCAACCAAGCGTGTCCAGGGAAAGGTTTTACTTCGACTGGAAGGTTCGAAAAGATGACAAGAGCGGCGGCATGAATTCGCATTCCCACATCTGTGCGCACTTCAAGCTTGACGAAGACAAATGCAATAAATGGGAGTACAACCCGCTGACAAAACGGCTCAAGCTTGATATGCAGAATGATGAAATTGATGACACGGAACGGGTGAAACGCTGGCTTAGGGGTCTTGACTGGAAAACGATTGTTGAGCCGCTGGTTGTTAAGCCAATTGTGCACCCATTCAAACTGCCGAAAGTGAACAGGCCAACGAAAGAGCAGATTGATTTGCTTAAAGCATGGGATTCGGTCTTGGCTTCGGTTGGGGCTTCGGTCTGGGATTCGGTCTGGGCTTCGGTCTGTGATTCGGTCTGGGCTTCGGTCTGGGCTTCGGTCTGGGATTCGGTCTGGGCTTCGGTTAGGGATTTGGGCTGGGATTCGGTCTTGGCTTCGGTTGGGGCTTCGGTCTTGGCTTCGGCTTCTGCTTACACATCAAGCTTTTTTGACGTTGACTACAAACACGACCTTTCCTCTGCTATCAAGCTTTGGGAGTCAGGACTTGTACCATCATTTGACGGGCAAACGTGGCGACTACATAGCGGCGAAAAGGCCGAGATTGTCTGCGAGTGGACGCCCGAGATTGGGCAGAAGGAGCGCAACGATGCTTAGCGAGATTGGGAACGATCTAGTTACAACTTACGGAGAGGCGTGCAAGGCATTCGCCTGGTTTGGGCCCCTCTCCTTGAGGGACATGGTGAGAGCCGAAAACGCACTGGTGGGTTTCATCGCCGCCCTCGAAACCGAGAATGCCAGATTAACCGCTGAGTTAAGCGCCTTACGCGCCGAAAAAGCGGAATTGGATTCCGGAATGCACGAGATGGGAGCCAAGATCACAGCGTTGGTGAAAGCGGGGGACGCGATGGCCGATAAGTTGAACAGTTTCGGTACAGACGCTTATGTTGCCGAGTGGGGGAAGGAAGGATGAGATGATTACCAAAATAACCAATGAGGACTTAGAAAGACACGCCAAGTGGCTCGATGGCGAGGATGGTGGCGTCCGGATTATGGTCGAGTCATGGGCTGACCTGCAAGAGGCTGACCTGCAAGGGGCTGACCTGCAAAAGGCTGACCTGCAAGGGGCTGACTTTGATTATTCATGTTTCCCTCTTTGGTGCGGAAGTGCGGGCATGAAATTCGACAAGCGACTGTTCTGCCAACTCGTTGCGCACCTGTGCGCGCTTGACGTGGATGATGAGGAGTGCAAGAAGGCGCAAATTGCGCTTCTGCCGTTGGCAAAACAGAGTCATCGGGCAGGCGAATTGCAAAAGTGGTTTGTGAAGGAGCGCAACGATGATTAGCGAGATGGCAGAACAATTGACAGACTTTCTTGTCGGCGCAGCATCCATGTATGGGCTTCTACCTCGGCAAGCTTGAAGCGGCGGGGTCGATCAGGCGCGATGCCAGGGTAAGCCGGGGCATTGTGGTTATTCCGCGAGGATGATTGACGCGTCAGGAAATTGCAGACGCGATCGTGGCGACTGGCTTGGATGCACAGTCGCTTCAGGCTATCTTAGAGGCGCTTGAAAGTATCGATAGAACCGGATGGGGTGAGGTTGTGTTAACGATCCGCGAACGTCAGGTATCAGAGTGGAGCGCAAACGTGAGGGGCAAGCCAGCCAAAGACCGGAATAACAAGGTAAAATCATAAAAAGTAAATTCTGACAGATTCGGGAGGCTAATGATGGACGAATACGCGAAAGAATTGCTCTTGAAATACAGGAATACGCTTAGGACAAAACTGTTAAGGAAAGCGGAAAGCGGTCAGTACGTGGACGAAACCCCACCGGTTGATGTAAAAGATGCAACAGCTAAAATCATTGACTTGTTGTTCGAGTTTGACGAACGTCTTTCCAAGCTTGAGGAAGGCAAATAACGATACTTGATTGCACACAGATTCCAAGTGTGCTAAACTGATTCTAGCAAGTGAATAGCGCGTAAAGCGCGAGCTCACGAGGAGCATTAGCCCCGGAGTTGTTAGCCAGAAATGGCTGCGACTCCGGGGTTTTCGATTTAACCGCTTAGAGGAGTAAAGATGGAGTTTGATCAGATTGTGAATGGCATCCCACTGATTTTTGTTGTGATGGGGTTAGTGGAATTTGTTAAGTCTTTCGGCGTGCAGGGTCACGCCCTGACAGCCGCCAGTTTCGTCATTGGGTTGATCTTGGGCATTGCCTACCAAGTGAGCCTCGGCGTACCTGCTGGTTTTGCGGGCTGGTTCGGGTCGGCCATGTTTGGCCTGGCACTAGGGCTGGTCGCGAGCAAAGTTTACGACGCTGTACGGAGCGCCGCTAAGGCTGGATGACGATGACCGAGCAATGGATCCCCTTGCTCATACAAGTGCCCCTGGTAGGGGTGTTCATCTGGTATTCGCTCAAGATGTCCGACCAGATGGGGGAGTCGCAGGTTAAGTTCTTGGATGCATTAGACAACCGTGACGCTGCTTTTGAGCGTCGCACAAAGGCTCTCGTAGACACGATGAATGCCAACACCCAAGCAATCCTCGGTACGTTGGCACGTATGGAGGCTGCTGTTGCCGCGCATGATGACCTCGTGCGTGAGAAGTTGCCTGCGCCAAGAACTCGGAGGGTAAAGAGTGAAGGCTCAAGCCTTTGATCTGCCTGGTGATCGGGAGTGTTTGTGGACATGGCAAAGGCTCATGTACAAGACGATAGAGATATGGCCCAGTCGATAGTGTTTGAGGCTGCTGTTTACAAGGTGCAGACGCTGGCCGATGGTGGCGTGCGCGTAACGTTGGATCTTCCAGAAACTGCCATCCCACAGATGGCAATGCTGGCAGAAACGAAGCGCTTAGGCCTACCACTAAAGTTCGAGGCGAAAGGGGCCTAATAAAAGGCGAGAAATGGCACAAGTGAGAGGCTCTGACGGGAGATTCATAAAAGGCAAGCCTGGCGGTCCTGGGCGCAAGTCTAAGGCTGCTGAGTTGCCATTCCTCGAACAGCTCAAGACAGGCGTTACACCTGAAGACTTTGGTGAGATCGTGCAGAAGCTCGTTGCCATGAGTAAACGCGGCAACCTGACTGCCATCTCAATGCTATTCGACCACCTGCTTGGCAAGCCGGTGCAAAAGCAAGAAGTAAGCGGTGCGCAAGGCTCGGCTGTGGAAATAGTCGTACGTTATGAAGATCGATCTAATACTACCGAGGCCGCATGAAGCGCAGCAGCACATCCTGGACAACGCTGGGCGGTTCAATGTTATTGACGCGGGGCGGCGGTTTGGTAAAAGCCAAATGGACATCAACGAGGCGGCTCCCATGCTACTAGCCGGTCAGCGCGTTGGCGCCTTCTTCCCCACTTACAAAATGCTCTCGGAAACATGGCGAGAGTTCTTGAATGTATTCAGACCATTACAGCGTGCAAAGAATGAAACAGAGAACCGCCTAGAACTGATCACCGGCGGCTTGCTCGAAATGTGGTCCCTCGAAAACCCTGACACCGCTCGTGGGCGCAAATACGATCGGGTAATCATTGACGAGGCCGCTCAGGTCAAGGCCCTTGAAGAAGTATGGCCGATGATTATTCGCCCAATGTTGGCCGACACCCGCGGTGATGCGTTCATCAAGTCGACACCCAGGGGGCGTAACGGCTTCTGGCAGCTCTTTCAGCGTGGTGTGAGCGGCGAGCCGGGCTACAAGTCATTCCAGTATCCAACATCGGCTAACCCCTACATCCACCCAGAAGAAATCGAGGCGATGCGCCGCGAAATGCCAGAGATCACCTTCAGACAAGAGGTGCTAGCAGAGTTCATTGACGATCTTGGAGGCGTGTTTAGGCGTGTGCGCGAGGCTGTCTTTGGCGTTCAGCTGACTGACCCCGTTGAGGGCAGGCAATACTCTGCGAGTGTTGATGTTGCTTCAAGCGTGGACTATACGGTAGTGGCCATCTGGGACGATGCCGAGCGCAAGGCTGTACACATCGACCGCTTCAACCGGGTTGACTACAACGTCCTGGAAGACCGGCTCTTTGCCGCTTACCAGCGCTGGAACCTGCGCGCGATGACCATCGAAGCCAACTCCATCGGCCAGGCGGTGATTGACCATCTGCGCGGCAGGGGAATGAACATCATCCCCTTCACAACCACAGCGGCAAGTAAGCAGGCCATCATCCAGGGCTTGCAGGCTGCCTTCGAGAATGGCGAGATTGGCATCCCTGATGACCAGGTCTTGATTGGCGAGTTGCTGAGCTTTGAGGGCAAGCGCAATGCCAGCGGCTCATTCAGCTACAGCGCCCCGAGCGGGCAGCACGATGACACGGTTATGAGCCTGGCCATCGGCTGGGGACAGTTTGCGAAGAGTCGGAGGGTCGTGTTGTTCACGGCTTGAGGTGGATAGATGAACTTGACTAGCTACAAATCAACCTTGAACATGCCTGAATGGTTTACAAGCTACATGCAGGATCTTGGCGTTTCCGAGAGCAACGCGGCCTCGCTTTACAGCAAAGTTCCGCTTTACTTTCGGGCAATCAACCTGCGCTGTGATGCCCTCTCGAGTGTGCCTGTGGTCATCCAGCGGGGCGAGAAGGAAGCAGACTGGCCGTTCCCTCAGCCACTGCAGGACCTGATTTGGAATCTTGAAGTCCAACTGCTCCTGACTGGCGGCGCATTTGCTGAAATTGTCCGCAACAAGGCTGGGTTCGTCAAGGACATTATCCCTGTTCCAGGGCTGAGTGTCACCTACGCCGGCGGCGTTTACACCTTTAAACAGCAGACCAGCGGCAGAACCGGTATCTGGTTCAATGAACCAGCTTCCGGACGCTACGAAATCCTGTACCTGCGCGATTACGACCCGAGGTCCACGGTTCTTCCCGGGGTGGGTGCTGCCGAAGTAGCGGCCGGTTATGCCCGGGTGCTCTATGCCCTCGAGAGCTACCACTCATCGTACATTCAGGGTGGTGGCTTACCGGTTACAGTCTTGGGGGTTGAGACAAGCGACCAAAATGAGATCAGCAAACTCGAGGCTTTTTTCCGTCGGATCGTTGGCTCTTACAACCGTGCCGAAAAGCTGGTTGCTACTCCCTCCAAAACCGTGGATGTAAAGACCATCAGCCCGATGCCCAAAGACATGGCCTTCGCCGAAATGCACCAACAGGCCAGGGATGGCATCGCCAATGCCTTTGGCATTCCCAAGACCCTCCTGGATAGTGAAGCTGCCAACTACGCCACAGCGAAAGAAGACCGTCTGGCTTTCTACGAAGACAAAATCAAAGGCCGCGCGGGGAAGATTGCAGGAGAGATCAACAAGCAGGTGCTTGAGCGGCTCGGTCTTAACCTGCGCTTTGCCTTTGATGAGCTGCCCTTGTTCCAGGAAGACCAGGCCGACCGGATCGCTTCCCTCGAAGCCTACCGCCGGGCAGGCTTTACCCTGGTTGAAGCCGCAGACCTGGCAGGCATCGAGATCACGGATGACGTGCGCAACGCCATCGAGGGCAGGGCAGACGCAGAGGTTAAACAATCGCTCGTTGCAGACAGCCCGTTCAGAGCAGACCTCAGCCGCTGGCAGAAGAAAGCCAACAAAGCGCTCAAAGCGGGGAAGTCCGCTTCTGTTCCCTTCGAGAGTCCAGAGATCCGTTCTACCCTACACGCTTCCATTGCCGCTCAACTGGAAAGCGCGGAAACGCCTGAAGCCATCAAGCAGGTTTTTGACGGCGCGCGCAAGTGGGAGGCGTACTGATGCAGATCGTAAACCGTGACTGGAAGGAGTCAGCGATCGCAAAGGCTGTCAGCAAGTGGCTGGCGAGGTTCAAGCCGCAATTCACCGATTACATCGATGACTCCGCCCCAGACCTGGAAGATGTTCCCAAGACCTTCTGGAACGAACTCCTGCGGGAAGGCTGGGAGGTCATTGCTCCCTTGCTCCTGGCAGTGCTGGTTGAGCAGGCGGTGGACATGAGCGTAGACGTAGGCACTGAGCTAACCGCTACCACATGGACCACCGTCAACGAGAACGCGGCTCAGTGGTCCCGCACTTACGGCTACGACCTGATCACTGGCATCAACGACACCACCCGAAAACAGATGCAAGAGATCATGGCCGACTTCTACGAAAACTCGGCCACTATGGACGACCTGACGAAAAAGATCGCCGAGCTCTTTGGCCCAGCCCGGGCGGAACGCATTGCCATCACCGAGACCACCCGCGCGGCAGTACAGGGCGAGAAAGCCTACATCGAAGCCCTCGAGCGCGAGCACGGCCTGCACGCCACACCCTTCTGGCATACAGCCAAAGACGATTACGTCTGCCCGGACTGTTCAGCCAAAGACGGGATGATGCTCGCCCGCGGAGATGAGCCGCCATTACACCCAGGCTGCCGCTGTTTCATCGACTGGGAGGTGGAGTGATGCCAGGCGTTTACGTTCAAGGGCTTGAAGAAGTGCTGACGAAGATCAACCGCATCAGCGAGATGAAGCAGGTCAAGGCTGCCGTTGCTTGGGGGGCGCAGTATCTCAAGCGCCCGCTTACGGCTTACCCGGAGGCCAACCACGAGCCAAACCCGATCCTGCGCGAGAAATCCGAGCGCGGTCGGCGGGTACGCGGCTACTTTTTTGCCAACAAAGTTCGCGTGCCCTACAAGCGTACCGGCAATCTGCGCAACCGTTGGACAGTTGAGATCAGCGAGGATGGCTTGCGCGCAACGGTCGGCAATAATGCGCCTTATGCCCCCGGGATGCACGATGCCCCCCAGCAGTGGCGCAGACACAAACACTGGCCCACAGTGCAATCGGTAGAGAAAGAGCATGGTCAAAAAGTGGTGGAACGCATCAAAGAGGCTGTAGAAAAAGAGGTGAACCAATGACAGGGTCGCTAAAAGTCAAAGTCTTGCTCCAGGAGCCAGACCTGCCGCGTGAAAAGGTAAAGCACGAGCCAACCAAACGGCTCAAGCCGCTCTCGGAGTACTTCGACCCGGAGTGGGAAGTATTGCTCGTTCCTTTCGGCGGTCCAATCGAGGGCAGGGATGCCTATGGTGAAGCGTTCACACCCAAAACCGACATAGGCTTGAAATATGGCGACAGCGTCCTGGCCACCTACTACCACGGCTTTGGGCCAGACAGCCCCGATAGCGTGCAGGAATACCCGGCGATCATTGGTGAACTAATCTACACGCGTGCGGACGAACGCGGCCATTGGTTTTCGGTTCTGCTGGATGAGAGCGAGCCGCTAGCCAAACGCATCTTAGAAGCAGATCCAGCCACTGTCCGAGCATCGAGCGGCGCGGCAGGGCACCTGGTGCGCTACGACCCGGGTGGGATCATCCGCACCTGGTGGGTGGCCGAAGGCGCACTTTTCGACACCAACTCATGGCGACAACCGGCGAATGACTACGCCGTTATTGAAGCAAAGACAACCAAAGACACAATCACAGAGGCAAAGGCAGAGGTCGGCGAGACAAAGTCCATTGCGGTTGAAAGTGCGGAGGAAGTCACTACCCAAACAATCAAATCAGCAATTCCATTGGAGGAAATAATGGACCAGCAAGAAAACAAGACCCCTGTGGTCGACATCGAAGAGTTTGAGGCGCTGAAAGCCCTTCAAATCCAGCAATCCGAGACAATCGAAGCGCTCAAAGCTGAGCTTCCCGGCCAGCGCAAGAGTGTGGAAGTAACCGCGGACCACGATGCAGAAAAAGGCGCCATCAAAGGCTTCCTGAACTACATCAAGACCGGCGACATGTCCGCCGTCAAAGCCAGCAACCCAGTTGATATGGCAGAAGGTGCTGTGGCAACCGGCGGAGCAGCCGTGCCTACCGGTTTCTACAACAAGATCATCGCCCGCCGGAGCGAAAGCATGTTGGCCGATAAGCTCGGCGTTACCCGCATCCCCGGCAAGGGCCTGACCGTTCAGGTTCCCGTGGACAACGAGGATGACGGGGAGTTCGTCTCCACTGCCGAAGCCGCTGCCTGGGATAAGGACACACCTTCTTTGAACCGGGTGGATATGACCCTCGTGAAATACACGAAGGACATCCCCATGAGCATCGAGCTCCTGCGCGATGAAGATGCCAACCTTGAAGACTTCCTGGCTGACTGGATTGGCCGCGGTATGGCCAAGACCCATAACAACCTGCTTGTTACCGAGGTTACAACCAATGGCACCAATCTGAATGCTGCCATCGGCACACCCACCGCCTACACCGGCGGCTTTGCCGAAAAGATGGCATTCGCCATTCCGGATTATCTTGAACCCGGCTCCACCGGCTGGATCACTTCCGGCCCGAACTATGGCCTGATCGCTGGCCTGACCGGCAATGCCCGGCTATACAACACCGACCCGCAAGGCAACTCCGCTGTACCTCAGCTGATGGGATACCCCGTGTACTTCAGCTCTAAGGTCGCGGCCGTTGCAGCTTCCGCGAAGTCAATCCTTTTCGGAAACTTCCGCTTCGTGGGTCTGCGCGAAGGGCATCAGCTGACCATCCTGCGCGATCCCTACTCGCTGGCGAGTAAGGGGCAGGTAGTCCTGCATGTCCACTTTGACGCAGTCTACAAAGTGCTGCAAGCCAAAGCAGTTGGCTACGGGGCGCACTCCGCCACTTAGCCAGTAAACCCAATCATGGGGTGGGTGTAAAAGCCCACCCCTGAAAGGAAGCAAAATGAAAGTAAAAATCCTAGTTCCTGTTTCGGCAGCGATCGATGGCTCCCATCCGGGCTTCAACGTGGATGACGAAGTTGACCTGGACGAGAAACTCGCCAAAAGTCTGGTGCAGAACGGCCTTGCAGTCAGCCCGAAGAAGCTTGCCGTCAAGGTTATCGACCCGCCTGTGGACGAGATCAAATTGCCCGTGAAAGGCAAAAAGGTAGCCTGAGATGACCGCTTATGCCACCCTTGCAGAGCTGAAAGCCTATGCTGGTATTAGCCTGACCGATACGGCACAAGAGGCTTTGCTGAACAGCCTATTGGAGCGCGCCAGCGAGGTTTGCCGCACCTTCACGGGGCAAGAGTTTGCTGCCGCTGAAACCACTGTGGCAATCGACTTTAGCGACCCGCGGGTGGAAATGGATGGGGCAACGCTGACGCTGTACAGCATGAGCGCGCTCAGTGTTACCAGTATCGGGCTCGAGGATGGCACCGTCATTCCAGGCGCAAGTGTAGCCCTGCTGCCTAGAAGCGCCGCACGTAAATACAAGATCAGGCTACTCGACCCGTATGGCTGGACCGGCACTTTCGTAGAAATCACTGGCAAGTTTGGCTACAGCCTTACCCCACCTGCTGACATCGTGCACTCTGTGATCCGCCTGGCGCATTTCATGTTTAAGCAGAAGGACAATGCCAGCGGCGACACCGACCGGCCGATCGTTTCGCCAGAGGGACTTCTGCTCATGCCCGGAGGCTTGCCAACAGACGTTCAGGCCATTTGGCAAAAATATCGGAGGGTCCTGTGATAACCGATATTTACAGCGCGATGGCTGCCACGCAGGTAAGCGTAGGCAGTAATGCGCTGCGGGTGTTCAACTACAACGCGCTGCCCAATTCGCTGGACTCGACCAAACTGCCCTGCCGGATGCTCATCCCTTTGGGCGTTTATCCGCTGGAAGGCATTGACCTGAGTTTTATCAGCATGGGTGGGCCGACCATCGTTGGCGACTGGCAGATCATCGACCTATTTTTGTACAAAGGCATGGCGCAGGGCGATTCGATGAACGAGTTTGCTCAGGTCACGGTCGAGTACATAGACGCATACACCAACATGATCATGGGCTTGCGGCAGGGTTTGACCGCGCAAGCCTTTGTGAGTTCATTTGCACCCCAGGCAGGCATCTGGCAATGGCCTGCTTATGGGGCTAACTATTACGCGGGGGTATTGACCCTGCTCAGAATCGAGGAATCAAGACATGGCTAAAGAAAAGCTAATTGCTTACGTCTACGCCCAGCCTGAGCTCTCGTTCCCAGGTATCCCACAACGAGAGGTTCCGGAGAGCGAATGGCTGGCAATGGACGTGACTGAGGAAGTCAAAAAGGCTGCCCTTAAACAGCGCATTTACATCAAGGAAGAACGGGAAATTGAAGTTATCAAAGAAGTGAAAGAGGTGAGCGATGGCAAGTAACAAAGCTAACGCCCTGCAATCGGCAAATCAGACCGTTTTTGGCACGCCAGTCACGCCGCCGACCGAGATCCTGAGCGATTTCTCAGCGTTCTCGATGACACCGGAGTGGACTGATGCTGAAACGATCAAGACAATGGACGGGACATTCACCCCCGCTACAACCTCGCGCATCGGCTACCAGGCCGCCAGTGCCAATGGCGAAATGGCCGCCCCTTCGTATGAGGGAATCAACCCCGTGCTGGACTCTCTGTTCGGCAAGGCAACGCCTGTCGTAGACGCAGATATGGTCAAAAAGCGCACTTATGCCGCACCGTTGAACGCTGCACCTGTCCCCCAGTATCGCACGCTTTTATGGGGCGAAATGGCTGCCGGTGGGGCAACCGCGCAGATGAATGATGCCAGCGTGAACAGCATCACCATCTCGGGTGAAGACGCAAGCGCTCCAACCATCAGTGTGGACTGGCTCGGGTCCAAGATCGTCAGCGGACCTGCCTTAGCCGCATTAGCCGCGCGCACGGGCGATGTTGGCATCATCGGCTGTCACGCCGGTGATGGGCTGTATATGGATGACTGGGCTGCTGTAATAGGCACGACCAAACTCCTGGCATCGGCCTACTCGTTCCAGCTGGAAATCTCGGCCAACCGGGAGTACCGCGGCTTCCTGGGCGATTGCTCAGCGAAAGCAAGCGCAGACTCGAATTGGTCCGGCAGGCTTAACCTGTCAGTTGAAGTGAACGCCACAACTAAACCCTACATTACTGCGATGATAGGGGCAACAACCTCTCAACTGCAAAAGCAGATTCGCATTTTGTACTCCGTAGGCACAGGCGCAGCAAAACGGTCCTTGCAGATCGACTTCACCGGGCATTGCATCACACCCCCGGAACTCTTCCAGGAGCGGCGCAATCAGAACGCTTTTGACCTGGCCTTCGAAGGTGTTTACAACCCCACATTCGGTAATTGGCTGAAGATCGTAACCGAGTCCGGGCTGGCGTAAGCGAGGCGCGATGGAATTCACCCACGCGAAGTTTGGCCGGATGGAGATTGCTGAGTTCACACAGGCTCAGATGGAACGCTATGGCGAGGCAATGGTCGGCAAGGAAAGCCAGTCGTTGCCTCAATACTACGGTGAGTGCGTGCGCACAGCCGTCCGTGTTGGCGTACTGATCGAGCCCAGGCTCAGCGATGAAGAGATCGCAAACGCAAAGCCAGCGCAGGTGAAGTGGCTGGCCATCAACGTGCTGAATGCCGTTGCGGAGGCGAATAACGTTGACCCTTTACCCTGATCGCAGTCGCGGATTACGTGAGCTGGGATGCGGACTCGGACGAAACCCGGCCACCCCTGCCAGCGATGCTGAGACTGCTGCATCAGGTCAGATCGTGGAATGTGCTGCCAATGGCTGGCGGCTTACTCGACCAGCCGGCAGGCTTGATGACGAAACTGGACGCAATTGAGCGGGTGAAGGATGCCTACATTGCCAGGAAAGAGCGCAAGCAGGGCAAATGGGCAGAATGGGAAAAGAAATATCCAGGGGCAATGGAGATCGTTCGCTGGGTAGAAGGGCTTAGAGATGGCAAGTAAAGTTCAGATCATCATCGATACCACTTTACAGGCAGCTGGCCTTAAAGAGGCAAAGGGCGGTCTGGAGACTCTAGGGAAAACCGCCCAAACACAGGGCAAAATGTTGTCGGATGCCAAGACTGTCATTACAGCAGCGCTTGGAACGGCTGGCATTTTAGGCGCTGTTGTCTCTGTTGGAGAGTTTGTCAAATCATCTGTTACAGACTGGGCTGACTACGCGGACAGCATGCGCCTCGCTGCGAACACAGCGGGCATGAGCGTTGATTCATACTCTCGCCTGGTGCAGGTTGCAGATGACGTGCGGGTAAAACAGGAGTCGCTCACACGCGCACTTCAGATGGCTCAGAAAAACGGTCTTGACCCAAGCATAAACTCAATCGCTGAGCTGGCTGACCAATTGAATGAAATCCGCTCTCCATCCGAGCGTGCCGCACTCGCTGCCGAACTGTTTGGTCGTAATTGGGCTGAAATTGATCCACTCTTGCGCATGGGAGGGGACGCTATCCGTGAGGCCACTGCCGCTGTCGGTGAAAGCCTTGTCGTAACTGAGCAAGCTGCACAGGCAGCAAAAGCCTATAAAGACATGATGGATGAGCTTGGCGATTCTTTTAGTGGCGTCAAATATCAACTTGCGCAAGGTATTGTCCCGGCTTTAGTTGAGTTATTCAATGTCATGCAAGCGATGGCCGAAATATCTCCGGAAGACAGGGCTGATAAGCCCTGGTGGATTCCTACGTCTTGGTGGGACGCTGGGTCAGCAAAGGTGAAAGTGTACAACGATAACCTTGCCGAAAAAGCCAGGTTGGAGCAGGAGAACCGGCTTTCAGTTTTGATGCACTACAACGAGGTGCGTAAGGCCGGGGAAGTGTACAAGGACCTGACTCAAGACATTACATTCACCGCCCAGCAGATGAGTGGCGTGATTTCATATGCCAGGAAGTATGACGATGGCATGAAAAAAATCGCTGAGAACCGAACGGCGATCTCAGAGTTGAACACTATTGTCGCCAACGGCAAGGGGGAGTTTCAAGGTGTAGCAATAAAGGCAGATGACGCTAGGAAAAAGATTGCGGAACTTAGCAATGTAAACATTCAGATTGAAGCAAGCTTTAAGAGCATGGCCAATCAAATGGCGTTATCAATGCTTCAGGCAGAACTGGCGGTTGATGGTTTCACAGCGACTGAAGTGCAGGTATTTTTTGATACCGCAGTTGCTATGGGGGAGACGACCAGGGAAGGTGCTGATGCGGCTGTGGGTGCGATGCTAAATGCAATGAAGCAGGTTAGCGAAATGAAGGGGGAACCAACGATTGATATTGATAAAGCGTTGCGCGAGCTTGGACTATTAGACAGTTGGCAGTTCGAGACAAAGACCATTCCGATAGCACTTGGCTCGGTTCCGAACATGGGGGGGGTGGGCACAAAATACACACCCTCTGAGAGGCGGGCGGGCGGTGGCCCTGTAAACCGCAATCGCCCATATCTTGTTGGTGAAGAGGGTCCGGAATTGTACGTGCCCCATTTCAGCGGCACAATCATTCCCAACGAAGTCGTGCGAGAGGTGGCAGGAACGGCGGCCGCCAGAGGCCCTTCCACGTTTGTTTTTAGCCCTAATGTCTACAACCAGGTTGACCTTGACGCTGCCTTCGAGAGGTTCGTAAGGATGATTAACGCATGAATGCGCGAATAGTTGGCCCAACGATAATCAATCTAAATGATGCTGTAACTGCGGGCATCCAAAGTTTCTCCCCTGGTTCTTTGGGAGTCGAGCGAGACGCTGAGGTTCGTATGACAGGCCTCCTGCTCGGTAACCAGGCCTTTGTGGATGCCACTAAGTGGGCTATCAGTAAAACCCTTGACCTCGCCGCTCAATCACAGCGTAACCGTACGGTGAGCAAGGTATACCTCGAGGTAGATACCGGCAATGGCGTGTGGAAACGCACTGAGATCACTGGCGGGGAACTGCGCGCTGATACTCAGCATTATGACCGCCTAACGCGTAACCATGTGCCCTTCGAGTTATACATTTCACGCAAACCCTGGTGGGAAGGTGCTGAAGTGGCGATACCCCTCGGTAACTTGAATGGCACCAATAACACCACCGGCCTGAACGTCTACAACGCGAATGATTTCGCGGGCACTTCACCTAATCGGCAGTGCAACTTTGCTGACATTGCGGCAGGTGTAATTGTGGGCGATATGCCTACGCCGGTGAAGCTGACTGCCATCAACAAGACGGCCATCCGCGGGGATAGCCGGGACGATCTCGGATGGCTGTGGATCGGCATGGGGCATACAAACCCAGGCACGGTCCAAGCAAGTTACGAAGCAGAATCCTTCGTGGCGGGCACTTCATCTGGAACTGCCATCACCGCCGCTGGTGTATCTGGCGGGGCATATTGGCGGTACAGCGTGCCACCATTGGCCGGGAATGCCTATCAAAATGTGGGCGGGTACGACCTAACCGCGGCACAGATCTCTGCCTTCGCCGGTCAGCGGGTAAGGATGATTTTGCGCTCAATAGCTGCAATGCCGCCTGCGATTCAGATCAGGCTGCGCTTTGGCAATACTGGCTGGCAGACTGACTGGGTGAGCTCGAAGGAAGGCTTTGGGCTTGGAGCGCATGAACTGTTTGACATCCGGATGCCGCCTGTATTGGAGGGCTTGCCTAATCTCGGAGCTAGCAGGCTGTACATCGATATTCGCAATACCAGCACCGCTTATACGGTCGACCTGGATGACTTCCACCTCATTCCGACCGATGGATGGTGTGAATTCCAGACCGCCGTTCCCACCAATGCACAGGTCGTGATTGATGGTACAGAGGATCGTGCTTACTCAGCTGACAGCCTGGGGAACAATCGGGCGATGCTTATGCACTACATCAACTCTGGTTTGAATTTACAGCCAGGCAAAGCACACCGCTTCTACTTCATCCAGCATTTCAATCTTGCCTACCAGTGGGACATTCGGCAGGTTATCAGTGTGATGGCCAGTTACCGGCCGCGGTGGGCGACTTTATGATCACGAAGTTTCTTGGTAAAGACCTGCTCTCTGATGCACCCTTACCCGTGGGGATGACTGCCGCGGTCAAGCGGATGTCCTGGAATTACCTGGGCGGGGCGGAAGAAGCAGAAATCTCGATTATCGGCGGCGAGGCCAATCTGATGGAGCTGAGGGATTTTCTCCGCAATGGCGTGGAGGTCTTTGATGACAATGGCGCGCCGCTTTGGTGGGGCTATGTGCACAGGATTGAGATACCGCGCGGGCAGGTAACCCTGGTGCTTGACCTTGAGCAGATGGCCAACCGCTTGAAAGTGGCCTACACCCTGGTGGAGCAGGGCGGCACCAGCATGGGTACGCGCGCAGATACTGCCTGGTATGAAAACCAATTCTCGATCGAACGCTTTGGCATTAAGGAGCTGATCGAAAGCGGAACGGACATGAACATCGTTGCGGCCAGTAAACTGGCGGGCCGAAAGATTACTGAGATGGCCTGGCCTACTGAGTATGTGGACAGCAATGCCATGAATGAGGCGCGTTTCTTCTGCGCGGGGTATTGGCAGACGCTTGGATGGCGCTATGCCCCCGTTCCTACTCAGCTCATTCAGTCATACCAAACGATTGGTACAGGGCGGGTGAGCGTGCAATCCACTGTGAAGGCGGCACAATCCTTTGACGTGGTTGGCGACATTAACTTGCGTGAGATCGCGGTGTACCTGCGCAAGGTGGGCAATCCCGGCGACCTGACGCTGAGTATCTGCGATAACGTGGATAACCCCGCCACGCCTGACGTAAACGAGTTTGATAAAGAGCCCGGTGCAAACCTGGCCTCAGTAACTGTGAGCGGGGCCTTGATCGGCACGAGTTGGGCATGGGTGAAGGGGACGCTTTCGGCCAATTACGCCCTGCAGAAGGGCAAGAGCTACTGGCTTGAGCTCAGTGCCAGCGCGGGCGATGCCAACAATTATTACGAACTGGCCACCGATACCAACATGGGCTACCGGGCAGGTGTAATGGTAGTTTACAAGGACGTTGCAGGCACCAGCAAGTGGGTTGCTGAAAACGCAGACCTGCCGTTCAGGCTGTATACCGACCTCTTAGTCGAGACCACCATCCAGATCCAAAACATGATCAACGCTTATGGCCAGTTTCTTGGGGCAGTGCGCGTTGAGCGACCCAGCGCGATTACAAGTGAATCCTACCGCTCAGGCGATACACAGGCCATTACTGAGATTGAAGCCCACCTCGAGACCGGTACAGACCAGATGACGCGCCTGATTGCCAGGGTAAATAGGGACCGTACGGTGGACATCGTTTGGCAAGAGGATAAGAATGCCTTCCAGATTGAGATGCACGATGACGGGAGGCTCTACACCCTCAGCGGTGCACCGATTGACCTGAGTAATAACCCGGCGGGCAAGTGGGTGAGCACCCGGCCTGTTTCACAGTCAGCGAATCCAATCGGGGGCTATGCGATGGCTGAGATTATGTTTGTGGACCGCGTTGAGTGGGACGAGAGCGAGAAACTCAGGCTCACGCCAGCCAATTGGCGGAATCCATACGCAGTGAGGGCACAGAATGGCTAGTAACTTATTGCGCGTAACAGATCAGTTGCGCGGATACCGCCCTTTTATTGGGGCTGTGAGTGCGGATGTTGCCGAATTTTCCGCCGGGGATGTGCTGGCGGTACTGGACACGCATAAAAGCAGCGGTACTGAGCATAACTGGCTGTATTACACCAAGACGGAGATTGGGCAGTTTCTTAGCTACAAGGCGGACAAGGCCAGAGTTTGGACTGCTGGATTAGGTCTAACAGGCGGCGGCTCTTTGGAGTTTGACCGTAGTTTTGCGATTGATACTACGGCAGAACTTTCCTGGACGAACACACAGCACTTTCAGACCATCCTGCCTGGCCTGACGGACACCTATGATTTGGGCAATATGGACCTGCTTTGGCGGAAGATCTGGGGCAGTGAGCTGAGCGCGGTAGTTTTGAAGGAGTATGAGCAGTTCGTGATGGGCGGGCTGTGGCAGATCACCAAGCAGGAAGGGGCGATAGAGGCGGGTATTACAGCCGCTGATACCCAGGTGGACTTTGGCCAGGCGATGACAGTTGGGGATTTTGTCGTATTCCGCTCTGCGGGCAAAGTTGAATACATGAGCGTGGGCACGCCCGTGATCAATACGACTTACTCAGTAACACGCGATCTGGACGGAAGTGGCGCGAATGACTGGCCTGCGGGCTCGGTGTATGCGGTACTGGGCAAAAGCGGGGATGGCCGGATTGTGTTTGATGCCATCAATAACCCGCGGATGAGCATTTTTAGCCAGGGAGCGACCTACAACGCCCAGGCAGAGCAACTACGCTTTGGTGATCTGAATGGCAACTGGGGATACCCCACGCAGACCTGGGGGGTGGCCATCGGCGAATACGCAAGCGGGAAGGCAAACCTCACGCTTGACCCGGTGAACGGATTACGCCTGCGGAACTATCAGACAGACATCATCAAGCTGACAGGCAGCCTGGCAACCTTTGAGAACTGGATACAGCTGGGCACCAATGGGGGCATAAGACAGGGGAGTGGCTCCTGGGGTGTTGATTTTACTGGAACAGCTATTTGGAACGCGAGCGGTTATGGACGTATTGCTGGCTTAAAGAGCGGGGTCATGCAATGGTGGTCGGATAACCAGGGCTGGCTGAATGCCGGTGCGGGGAATGTCTTCCTTAACAATAATGGCCTTAGCCTGGTTTCATGGTTAAATTCTGAAAGTGAGGTGGACGCAGTAAAGTTGAAATGGGTCGATTCGGAGACGAAGGCTACGACTCTTATCGCCCTCTTTAACCAGTACACAACTAATTTAGGCAATTATATTAGTACTCTTTGGATACACAGCAAAACAGCAATAGGGGCCACCGGATTTATCAATCTTGTTGCTGACCAGACGTCAGTCTATGGCGATTTGAGAACGGTAGGCGGCGACATCTCATCGTCAAGCAGTATTGGGGCGGCAACCAGTGTCTCCGCCGGAACGAATATCAGTGCAAACGGCACTATCACCGAAGCTGGGCAACGCGTTTTTAGCCCCAACAACCCACAAGTTGTAGCCTTCGCCACGCCCGCCATCCTGATCAGCGGCAACCTTACGGTCAATCAGACGGTGGACATCAACGTGACTTCTCACGGGGTTCCTTCGGGTTCCCGCTTTGTGCTGTTACAGGTGGATGTGGCATGGGGGGCCGCAAACGGCCTTATCACTGTTTCGCGCGGCCAGACAGCCGAGAACGACATTATAGTCCGCGCCCCCGCTGCAAACGTACAGACTGCCCAGGGAATCGTGAAATGCCGCGTTGCGAACAATTTAATCCGCTTTGTCAATAAAAATGCAGCCACGACCACTGCTTACATCCGAATGTTTGGTTATGAAATGTAATGTGAGGAATGCGTGAACATTAATAAATCTATCACGATTACAGCCCGCCAAGTGAACAAAACCGCGATGCAGTTTGATTATCAGGAACGAGGCGGCGAAGGCTGGGTGCTCTACCAGCAGGGTTATCAGTTTGCGGATGCAGACGGCAATCCGGTGCATGGCATCCAGAAGCAGCACATGGTGCAGGGAGAGATTAAGTACAGCGACTTACAGGCTGCCCTGCCAAAGATAGCAGCAGCTCTGACCGAGTTGTGGGTATTCTTTGAAAACGAGATCAGAAAACAGGAAGGTGTCTAATGGAACAGGTCATACTCAGCAAAGAACAGGCGCAAGTGCTCTTGATGCTTGCGGGGCAGGAGCGCCAGATCATGGAGCAACTCCAACAGTTGCAAGCCGCCCAGAAAGCGCAGACCGACCTGCTAAAGGCGTATTACAAAATTGAAGCCGAGGTGCAGCTTGCGGTGGAGGGTGAAAACCTGGTAATGCGGGTGCTGCCTGAGACAGAGCAGGAGCCATTAGAGCAGGAATGAAACCCCTTATCGACATCAGCAGCTGGCAAGACCCGAGCCGCATCGATTACGATCTGCTTGCCGCCAGCGTGCGGGGCGTGATAATCCGCGCCGCTTACGGGCTTGCTTCGGACACCGCCTTCGAGTGGCATTACCGCGAGCTGAGCGCTTTGGGCGTTCCTTTAGGCGTGTACTACTTTCCATTGGACGGGTACGTGCATGAGCAGGTGAAGCTCTTTGCTGAGTGCGTGAAGGGCAAGCGCTTTTACCTGGGCGGCTGGGTGGATGTAGAGCATCCGATATTTCCTAAGCGGCTCAGTAAGGCGACCGTGGACGCGTTTATTGCCGGGGCAGAGCAGGCGCTCAATGCTGAGCTGGGCATTTACACCTCGATGTACAAGTGGCGCGAGATCATGGGCGATAGCGCTCAGTATGTCAGCAGACGTTTGTGGGTGGCCAACTATACGACCTCCTTTAGCATCACCTTGCCGAGGCCGTGGAAAAAATGGTGCATCTGGCAGTACAGCGATAGAGGCAGGGTGCAGGGGTACAGCGGAAACCTTGATATGAATCGCTATGACGAATCCTGCCTTGCAAGCATCAAGCCGCTTGGCGAGCCGGTTAGTGAGCCTAACCAACCCAGCACGCCCTTCAAGGCGCGGGTGACCGCTCGAAATGGTTTGGCTGTGCGCAAGGCTCCCTCGACTTCCGGGGAGTTTGTGCGCTGGAATTACTACGGGGCAACTGTGACCGTGTACGCCATCGAGGGCGACTGGTGGCGCATCGACCCGGTACAGAGCCTGTGGAGCGCGTCTCAGTATGATGGCAATACCCTCATGGAACGCGTTGAAGGCTACAGCGTGTATATGCCGATAATCAGCAACCCAGGGAGGCCAAAGCCTGAGCCGGTTGCCCCAGCGACCATGCTAGGCGTTCCTCAGTATAGCCAACGAGACCCCCGGTGGGCGAATATCCGGCTGGGAACTGGCGCGGCCACGATAGCGCAGCAGGGGTGCCTGATTACCGCGGTGAGTGCGGTGTGCAGGTATTACGGCAAGGATACCGACCCTGCACAGCTTAATCGCGACCTCTTGCGGGTAGGCGGGTATGCCAATGGCAATCTGTATAAGTGGTGGAGTTTGGGCGCGATCTACCCGGATATCCGCGTGCGGGAGTATATCGACTGCCAGACCGTACCTGCGCCGCTGGATAAGATTGATGCTGAGCTGGCCGCTGGCAGGCCGCCGATTGTCTGGGTGGACTTCAACCCGGCAACGGCCTATAACGATATGCATTGGGTGGTGATCATCGGCCATACCGAGGGCCGCGCGGATTACCTGATTATGGACCCGTGGACGGGCAAGATCGTGCCCTTCAAGACGCTGTACTCCGACCCCGCCCGGTACATCTTTAGGATCGTCACTTACGCAAAAGGATAAGCCCTTGACAATAACAGCCATTGAGCAAGAAATCTACTCAGGCAAGAGCACCCCGCAGGAGATCATGGGGCGGATTTATGGCAAGGCATTAGGGGCAACCAACGCCCGGAAGTACCTTGCCGGCATCAAGCTGCACATCGGCCTGAAACAGCGCCTCGATAAAAATACTGCTGAGTTCATGCAGCATGAGGTGAGCTACAACGCCGATAAGAGCCAAACGGTCAAGCAGGACATCTACCTCAGCGAGAATGAAGCCGCCTCCCCTGTGCTTATCATGAAGCGCATGGGCTTTGACCCGCTCTTGTGGGAAGTTGTAACCTGCCGGGTGGTAAGTGGCTCATGGGACGTTACGCTGAAAAATAACAGTGGCAAAGGTGAACTATACACTAACCGCAAGTACAACATTACGCTTACCGTCAAGCCCCTGGGGGGTAAGCTCAGTATGCCGCAGGTGTTACAAGCTTTTGCCGAATTGCCGCCGGTGAAGGTGCAGAGCGTCAATTATGATACCGCGGGTGATACCATGCTGGAGCTGCCGATTATGGACTTCCACCTGGGGAAACTGGCGTTGGGCGAGGAAACGGGGCAAGACGATTACGACCTCAAGATTGCTGAGCAGCTCTACCGGGATACGGTGCTGGAGCTGCTGAGTAAATCTAGGATGTTTTCTACCCCTGAATACATCCTATTTCCGGTTGGCCAGGATTACTTCCACTTCGACACCCCGCGGGTTACGACCACATCCGGCACGCAGCTGGATAGCGATACCCGCTGGCAAAAGATGTTTACCAAAGGCGTGGAACTGCTTGTCTGGGCTGCTGAACAATGCCGGGCGATTGCCCCGGTCAAGATCATGTGGGTGCCTGGCAATCATGATCAGATGCTCAGTTATGCCGCTGTGGTAGGGCTGGCTCAGCGGTACGCGGATACTGAGGGCGTAAGCGTGGACCTTACTCCGACCAAGCGCAAGTACCACCTCTATGGCAAGTGCCTGATCGGCTTTGCTCATGGCGAGAATGAGGGTAAGCGGATTGAGACGCTCATGCAGAGTGAAGCGCCGGAAATGTGGGGGCAATCGCTATGGCGCGAAATGCACATGGGCCACGTTCATCATGAGAGCGCTTACAGTAAAGGCGGGATTGTGTTTCGCCGGATCTCCAGCGTTACAAGCGCCGATGCCTGGCACGCTGAAATGGGCTTCCTGGGGGCAACGCGGCAGGCTCAGGCGTTCGTGTGGGATAGAGACCGCGGCTTGCAGGTGGTTATCAATAGCAACGTGGCTGCGTCTACTGAGGGTGAACACTAATCGCTCTGTGTACACGGATTTCCGAAATTAGTAGACACAAGCGGATTGTAACTTTATTGTCGCATCGCCCGCCTACGCCTCTCGTTAGATCGTAACGCACCCCTAAGTATTGTCGCAGCATTGTAACTTCCAGCTGTACGAAATTACCGTACAACTCATGGCTCATAAACGCCGGAAATGGGGAGGTTTGTGAGTTACAATGTAATACACGCGAGTGCTAATAG